TAAAGGGTTACTTACAAGAAAAATTCGGAACAGAGATCGATGCATCTCAGTTACGTCAAGCTGCTGCTCACTTTGATCTAGGTTATCAAACTGTCAGCAAACGTCTTAAAGCTTTTAAAGTTAAAGTAGGTTCTTGGAACCTCACTGTTGCAGAGAAACTTGAGAGAGTCTATGAAGGACTACCAGCAACACCTGCAGTAGAACAAGACTTAATTCCACAGAAGGATCCAAACTATGTACCGTTTGGAAACTACTCTGATGTAAAGAAAATCATCAGTTCTAATATGTTTTACCCTACATTCATTACTGGACTATCTGGTAATGGTAAGACACTTAGCGTAGAGCAAGCATGTGCTCAGTTAGGTAGAGAGTTAGTTAGGGTAAACATTACGATAGAAACAGATGAAGATGATCTCATTGGCGGCTTCCGTCTTGTTGACGGTGCAACCGTCTGGCACGATGGTCCAGTTATTCAAGCTCTCAACAGAGGAGCTATCTTGCTCCTTGACGAAATCGACCTTGCCTCAAACAAAATCCTCTGCCTTCAATCAATCCTTGAAGGAAAGGGTGTTTTCCTTAAAAAGGTTGGAAGATTCGTTCAACCAAAATCAGGATTCAACATCATCGCAACAGCGAATACAAAAGGTAAGGGTTCAGATGATGGACGTTTTATTGGAACTAACGTGCTCAACGAAGCCTTTCTTGAGCGATTCGCCTTAACCTTTGAGCAAGAGTATCCTACTCCTAAGACTGAGCAGAAGATCCTTGAGAAAGTATCTGCTAACCTAGGTGTACTTGATGAAGAGTTCTGCGAGAATCTTGCTAACTGGTCTGATATCATCCGTAGAACATTCCGTGATGGTGGTATTGATGAGGTTATCTCAACACGTAGATTGGTACACATCATTCGTGCTTTTGCAATCTGGAACAATCGTGTTAAAGCGATACAGGTATGTGTAAATAGATTTGATGAAGAGACTAAGCAGTCCTTCGTTGATCTATATGATAAGATTGATGCTAAAGTAGATCTAGAGGAGGAGACCGATGGCGAGTAAGAACGGATACCTAGGACATTGGGCTACCTTGATTGATGGTAGGTCAGGAATGATTTTGGAAGGGGTGGGAACTCCTTCTAGTCCTTTACATAAAATTAAGCTAAAAAGTCTTGACGGAATCGAATTTGAGTGTTATCATGATAAGATACAGTACGTATGGAACCGTTGAAATACAATGAAAAAGAGATCTTGCAAGAGGTCTCAGATTATATTACCCAGACTTACAGAGCTCACTACTCTTCAAACAATATTCAAACTTTGGATTTGATTGATTCAGTAGGTGACGCAGAAGCATTCTGTAGATCTAACATATTGAAATATGCTTCACGGTATGATAGGAAGGGTACAGCACGTAAGGACATCATTAAGATTATCCACTATGCTGTATTACTCTGTCACTTCAATGATAAACGTGCAGCAGCAAATGATGCACAGACAGGAGCAACCGCCTTTTCCGTAGATTATGACAAGTAAAGTACATTTATCAGAACTGACGTTCTCAGTCCTTGAGAACTTCGCAACAATTAATTCCTCTATAGTATTCAAGAAGGGGAACATCGTTAAGACTATCTCTAATGCAGAGAACATCTTAGCAGAGTATGAGTGTGAGGAATACTTCCCACAAGACTTTGCAATCTATGACTTGAGTCAGTTTCTATCTGGTTTAAGAATCTTAGATGATCCAACTCTAGAGTTTGGTAATGAGGACTATGTTGTTCTTCGTGGTAATAACATAGCAATCAAATACTATTACAGTGATCCAGAGATTACTCTTAAGGTTGCTCCTGATAAGTCTGTTAGATTTCCTGGTTCAAACATTGGGTTTGATTTAGATAAGTCCTTACTTAATAAGGGATTGAATATCTCAGGTAAGTTTGGTTTTAGGGATCTATCATTCTGTAGTGATGGTACTGCTGCTTTCATTAACTTCTCTGATAAGGATATGGACACCAGTAACTCATGTAGATTTGATCTACCCAATGCTACTACTACAGGTGAGTATGATCTCAACATGAAGGTTGATAACTTACGTGTATACAATAAGGCATCTTATAAGGTATCTGTATCAGAACAACTCTTATCTGAATGGGTTGTTAGTGATTGGGAGGGATCTCAGGATGTTAACTTAAAGTATTACGTTGCTTTAGAACCACAATGAGTGAAAAGAAGTTAATCATTAACATATCATTTACTAAACAAGAAGCAGATCTTCTTAAGATATTGGATGAGCTTGTTAAGTATGATCTTGCTAGTAATAGATCCGCCTGGTTTAAAGACCAGATTCGTAATCGATACCATGAGATGAGATCGAGTGGTGTTATTCAAATGGAACCTGATGAAAACTGAATTCCTTTGGGTTGAGAAATATCGACCCAAAACTATTGATGATTGTATCCTACCAGATGGGTTAAAGAAATCTTTCCTTGGTTTTCTAGATCAGGGTCAGATTCCTAACCTCTTGCTGTCTGGTTCTGCTGGTATAGGTAAGACCACAGTAGCTCGAGCTCTCTGTGATCAGTTGGGTGCTTCTTATATTATTATTAACGGATCAGACGAGGGTAGATCGATTGATACTATCCGAACTAGAGTAAAGCAATTTGCTACTACAGTCTCTCTGACCTCTACAAAGACTCATAAGGTGGTCATACTGGATGAGGCAGACAATATGACTCAAGATGTTCAGATGATCCTTAGAGCAGCAATAGAGGAGTATCATAAGAACTGTAGATTTATCTTTACTTGTAACTTCGTTAATCGTTTGATAGATCCTATCAAATCTAGGTGTACTGTTGTTGATTTTAAAATTAATAATGTAGAGAAGACAGAACTAAGCTCCCAGTTCTTTGAAAGACTTAGGGAGATCCTTACAAGTGAGTCTATTGAGTCTAGTGATAAGGTTACTGCTAAACTGATTAAGAGATATTATCCTGACTGGAGAAGGTTACTTAATGAGACACAGAGACATGCAGCTAAGGGTAAGATAGAGGCAGATATCTTAACAGATATAGCAGACATCAATGCTTATGATCTCATTAAAGCAATGAAGGATCGTAACTATAAGTTGGTCAAGGAGTGGGTAACTCAACACATGGATCATGATCCCCATCACATTATGAGAAGGATCTATGATACAATGTACGAACATGCTACTGGTCGTTCTGTACCAAACATTGTTATCATCATAGCAAAGTATCAGTATCAAATAAACTTTGTTGCTGACCAAGAGATTAATACTTTAGCATGTTTAACTGAGATTATGTTAGGAGTGGAGTGGAAATGAGTATCAAATCTTTAAAGACACCGTTAAGATATCCAGGTGGTAAGTCTAGAGCACTATCTAAGTTGTTCCAGTTCTTTCCTGATCTTAAAGATTATAAAGAATATCGTGAACCATTTATGGGTGGTGGTTCTGTAGCATTAGAAGTAACAAAAAGATATCCTCACATTAAGGTGTGGGTTAATGATTTGTATGAACCATTGTTTAACTTCTGGTGTGAGCTACAACATAATGGACATCAACTTCAAGGAGAAATTGAAGCTCTAAAAAATGTTCACTGTAATCAGGACTCAGCAAGATGTTTATTTCAAGAAATGAAGGAGGTTATTAATGACGAAGAAAAATCTAACTTTGATCGTGCCATCGCTTTTTATATCGTTAATAAGTGTAGCTTCAGTGGTCTCACTGAGTCTTCATCATTTTCTCCACAAGCATCAGATTCAAACTTCTCTCTCAGAGGTATCCGTAGACTCCACGAGTACTCAGACCTCATCCAAGATTGGATTATAACCAGTCGTTCTTATGAGCAATTGTTAACAGCAGATTGGGATAGGAAAGGTCATTTTATATACATGGATCCACCATATGATATCAAAGACAATCTCTATGGTAGAAAGGGTGGAATGCATAAGACATTTGATCATGATGAGTTTGCTAAGAATTGTGACGAATATACATCCAAGATGCTGATCTCCTACAATTCTGATCAAATTGTTAAGGATCGTTTCAAGGAGTGGACAGTTGGAGAATTTGCACACACTTACACCAT